ATTTACTCGCCAAGATGTAAAGACCAACATTACTAAACGCATACCCTGTATATACAACTGCCATCGGCACATTCTCTTTTAGGGCTTGTTCGCACCCAATATATGCATAGATCAATCCGGTAACAATAATAAGCCAAGCACTCACTTTTTCTTTCTTAGCTCTATATGCTTTTGTAGAATATACCAAAACTTTGATTTAATAATCATTTTTTCCCCTTTGTGCATGAAACTTTAATAATCTTATACGAGTTCTACAAATAAGTCTTAAGTATTTTCCCTAATAAAGTGAAAGCATCCACAGGCATAAGGTAGGTCTAACTCTTGTATAAGACTGACACTTGGCTTTTCTCCGTTGTTTGGAATAAGGTAAAACTCTTGGCACTTGAACTCTGGGAACAGAGATGCGATATAGACAGGGCTATAGATCCTGTGGGCGTTAAATTCCACACAGGGGATACCTACCGGCACGACAAAGAATAAATGCTTTCCTGCGCTTTTCTTGAGGTTTTGGATAGCTTTTAGATCGCCTGTATTGTCTAACTGATCTCCGTATCTACCAAGACCAATATGTTCTACAACATGGCAACAAGAAAGAGACTCTACAGGGTCTAAGTTTTCTACGCTTATGTCTATTCTGCCTACTAACAAATTTGGTACTTGTAGGTCTGGTTTGCGATAGTCAAAGAACTTAGTGGGAATGGTGGCAGCTAAGGTAGTACAGAGGTGTAGAGATGAGCTAATGTCGTAATGGATCTTGGGGTTTACTTCGTTTATCTTTCTGACTGCCCAGGCAACATGGTAAACATAGTGTTCATCAAAACCATGTCCGTTATCGTCTCCTAGACAGGGAAAGGCATTACAAGCAAAACGATCCTCTTTCTCTAAGAATTGTAGAGCCTGTTCTCTGTATGTTTGTTCATCCATAATGATCCATATTTAATACATTAACTACCTTTAGGTAATGTTTATATAACAATATACAACTTGTAGGTAAATATTTAAATAACTATATATTTTGTATATATTTAGACAATACTCTACTTTAGGTGATATGCCTTATCAACCTGATCCATCTGTTACCAGACTAATCCTTCCTAAGATAATGTTCAATCATTTGTAGACTTATATATCACCCTTGATCTACAAATTTGTGCAGTACCCATTTAAGTCTGCGAGGCTTGCCATCCTAGTAGTGAGCCTATCTTTTCTTCCACGCTGCCGATATAAGCACTATGTTTCGCCTGGAGTGCGAACGCAGAAAACAAAAAACCCTTAAAGGATGTTCTGAGTTCGACCCCTTAGGAAAATGTGCTTGCATAAACACTTTTCTAAAGCCTCAAAACACCCATCAAGGGTATCTTCCACAGGGGGTCGATCTGCGATAACTAAATTATAAACTAAAAAGCTGCTAAATTGCTAAGTCTTTATAAATCAACAACTAGGGATTCGCCTACTAAAATAGGCATTTGCCTACTAGAACTCAAACTCCTTATAGTCGTACCTCCCATTGGGTTTCTTAAACCAGCCGATAACGATAATTCTCCACTTAGACCTAATAAGCTCAGGGAGATATTCGCTTTCTTGAATCTTCTTAATTCTGGATGACATATTACTTTTGGATGTCATTTGTATGCCTAAAGACTCTCCGTTTCCAATAGCCACCATGTCTAAGATGCCAAACATATCTTTTTTTCGTTTTGTAAAAGAGTTGTAGGATTCGACCACTTCGCATTTATACCCCTGAGACTCGTATAGAGCCTTTGTACGCTGATTGTAGTTAGGCAAGATCTTCTTCTGTTATCTTGCCAAACGAGGCTTCTATGATGGCTTCGTGGTGTTTCTTGGGGATAGAGTTCCGCATAGACCAGGCATAGACAGTTACATACTTCATACCAAGGTGGTGCGCGATGTCCTTATATGTGCCAAAGACCTCTAATAATTTGTCAAAGTGTTGTTTTTTTGCAACAGTATTCATATCTTCTCCTTTTGTAGAACATTGATTCTACACCCAAAATAGGTAAATGTAGATATTAGGGTATATCCCTAGTAATTATTCTACAAATCTCTACAAATATCTGTATAGTTCTACATAAGCGATGTCGCTTATTTCTTTGAAAGGGAATTTAAAAATGAAAACACCAACTTTTTTTGTAAAAGCTACTTATGCCAGCAAAACTAGTGCTGATGCAGATGCACTAAAGCAAGGTTTAAATCCTGATGATTGTGTATTTCATTGTGAAGGCGGTATGTTTGGCTATGAAATTCGCATTTACGATGACTGGAAACAATGGCAGCCAAATTTATATTTATCTGAGGTAACACTATGAAAGACTACAAAGGTGAATGGAAAGATATATTTTGGGGTGCTGTGGCAGCAATCCTTATGCTTGCACCAGCGATGGTTGTGTATGTTTGGAAAACAGGGGGTGTATCGTGAGTAAATATGATAGTTGGTTAGAAGAACCATACCGGCAAATGGCGCAAGCTGATGACCATCAGGAATATGTGTGGACTACCTATATGAAGCCAGGTAAGCCATGCGATCCAATGGACTTGGATAACTTCCAAGAGTACCTTGCAGATGCAACTGCGGATTATGCTGGTGCTGAGAAGTGGGAGAATCTGCGAGAGTATGCAGATCGTGGTGAATGGGAGAAGTTTGGTCGGGCTATTTATTTTCTAGTCCACGACCATATTGAAAACAAATTGATTGCGGAGGAAGAATAATGTCTAAATATTTAGAACTTAGAAATGTAGATGTATCGGACAAGATCGAGAAGAAGAATGGTTTGTCTTATCTGTCTTGGGCATGGGCTGTAGACACATTGCTACAACACGATCCACAGGCTACTTGGAGTTATGGTCAGCCTGTATTGTTTGGTGAGACTGTAATGGTGTTCTGTACAGTTAATGCGTTTGGTAAGTCGATGACAGCACAGTTGCCGGTCATGGACTATCGTAACAAGGCAGTACCTAATCCCGATGCGTTTGCTGTTAATACTGCGATGCAAAGATGCCTAGCGAAAGCAATTGCTCTACATGGTCTCGGTTTATCTCTTTATGTCGGTGAGGATTTGTGGGATGATATAGAGGTAGATTCTACAAAGTTTGTAGAAAAGATATTAAGTTCTCAGGACATCCCAGAACTCAAGGTGAACTTTGCCCAAGCGTTTAAGGAAGTGTCTAAGGACAAAGAGGCGATGAAGAAGATAAACGATGCCAAAGAAAAGCGGAAGGCAGAACTAAGTGAAACTAGCTGATGTGCAGCCAGATAATGTGTGCTTCGAGTGCGGTAAGGCTTGGGGTACACATCCACTAAAGAGTTCGGAGAACCACAGATCATGGATCGACCAATGCGATGTATGTTTAAAGCTCACAGCCGTAGTAGATGTTTCGGAATATGGTTATATGAAGGAAAATTGGGATGGAAAAAAAGTGGTGTAGTTCTTGTCAGGCTGATAGACCAAAAGCTGGTTTTAAGTTGGTAGCAGCAGGTAGTCGGGTTCGCCCAGTTATGAGATGGAAGTGCGAACATTGTTTAAAACGAGAAGCGGAGAGACGATATGGTAAATAAATTTTTTGAAGATGCTAGGAATGTAGCCAAGGCGATAGATGAGGGTACTTATATCTACACACCTAGTAGCACAGATATTACGATTCGGTGGCGCAAGATTTATGGTTATGTACCGGCAAGTGAGCAAAAGAAGTACCAAAAGAAATGGTCTGAGTTTCGCGCATTGACAGCGAGGACTCTAGAGAATGTAGAGATACCAGAGATACCAGGAGTTGTGCAATGGAAAAAGTGGCAAAAATCCTAGTAGAGATAGGTGTTTACATTTTGTTACCTTTTGCGATAATAAAGGTGTCTTGGGAATTGGCAACTTCTTGGATTGAGGAATTAATAAAATGAGAAACAAGCATTGTATGGAGGCTTTCTATAGAACCCTAAAGGAAGTAGATATTCCTTCTGGGCAGTCTATGATCTGCGAGCATTTCTTTGCAGCAGGTTGGGATGCAGCCATCGATGCCTTGTCTCTCGCATATCAGAGGCAGTTTGAAAATGATGGAGTTGATACACAGCTTATTCGCAGAGACCCCCAAGAACCTCCAGCCGATGACGATAAAGAATGATTGGTATCCTGTATGCTTTCATTCCAAATCAGATTATAGAAAATGGCAGTATTACAGGAGGGGATCAGGAGAGAGAGTTACAGTCTGTGATGACTGTAGTGATGAGTACCAAAAGAAAATGAAAGGGGAGAATCGGTGTTTTATAGCAGAGGCTATGCAACGATCAAAATATGTCTGAACCAGTATCTCAAGCAGTAATGACAGTAACCGAGGTTGCTCCCTTTCAGTTTGCTATCGAGATTGAGGGATCAGATTTATCTTTAGAAGTTTCACAGATTATGGTAAAGTTTCTGAATGACTGCTTAACGCAGATTCATGCGGATCAAAAAATCCATTGAAAGGGATTGTGTTATGGTATAATAGTCGTATGTTAAACCATAACAGAATATACAATCAATTAACGCTTATACAGTCGCTTGGCAAAAGCAAAGATGGTCATCGACTATGGGAATGTGTTTGTGAATGTGGAAAAAAACGGATTGATTACGCATCAAAAATACGAACAGGAAAAGTAAAAAGATGTAAAGATTGTGCAAGAAATAATGCTGCAAATAAAGTTAAAACTCATGGAATGAAGTATTCATTGGAATACAGTTCTTGGGTTGCAATGAAAGATAGATGTTTAAACCAAAAAAGCAAAGATTATGCAAAGTATGGTGGCAAAGGAATAACCATATATAAAGAATGGATTAATAGTTTTGAAAAGTTTTATGAACATATTGGTAAAAAACAAAAAGGTCAAAGTATTGACAGAATAGACAATACCAAAGGATATGAGCCTGGTAATGTTCAATGGGCAAATAATAGCCAACAACAAAGAAATAAACAAAATTCTTTATGGTTATTGTGGAACAATAAAAAAACTCATATTATGGATATAGCGAAGGATTTGGGAATATCTAAAGGCGCAGCACATTTAAGGTGGAAAAGGGGAAAATTGTATGGTGCAAGAGCAATTACAACGGACTGATGCATGGATGCAACAGCGTTTGGGCAAAGTTACCGCTAGTCGGGTCGCAGATGTCTTAGCCAAGATTAAGTCTGGCGAATCAGCAAGTCGTAAGAACTACAAGATGGAGTTAGTTGTTCAGCGATTGACCAACAAGGTAGGGGAGTCGTTTACCAATGCTGCGATGGAATGGGGTACAGAGCAAGAGCCATTCGCTAGGATGGCATACGAGGCTCATACAGGCACTTTTGTAAAGGAGGAGGGGTTCGTAGACCATCCCACGATAGAAGGCTTTGGATGCTCTCCTGATGGCATTGTAGGGGAAGGTTTAATTGAGATTAAGTGTCCGAATACCGCTAACCATATCGAGACAGTCTTGGAGAACA